AACAAACCAATTCGCCCTAGCTAGCAAGCCGTCGAACACAAACACTACGTCGTTGTAGATCTTGTTAGCCGAAAGCAGTACCGACGCTGAAATCACCTCAAGAACATCCTCAAACCGGAATATCGCAAGCTCTGCGACCGTAAAACCAGTAACGAAAGCTTCGGCGATCGTTTTGCCAACATCCTGCATTGCGTTTGCTAGGTCCTCTCCGTGCTGGACGAAATCATCCATCGCCGGAATCATCGAGCTTTGGATAAACTCGAAGGCAACAACCAGCCCCCGATACACAACATCCCGAATAGGTGCAAGCAAAGCCCCGAAGGACTCATAGAGGTTTTTCGTTGCAACGCTCAAGGCTTCGCTAGCCTCTAATGCCGACTTTGCCGAGTCGGCTTTATTCAATAGCCCCTTGGTGGCCAATTCACTGACCGCCGCTAGCCGTTCTTCCGCTGTGGCTAGTTCGTTGATGTTGGGGATGAGGCCCTCAAACGCTCCGAAGTTCCCTTTGGTCGCATCTTCGACCATCCGCATTGCAGAGGACAAGTCTCGATCGAATACCCTCGACAGGCCAAGAGCCGCTTCGGCCATGTCCTCAATATCGCCAACACCAGCACCGCGCCGCAATGCTTGGGCCATTTGGTCTTGGATGCGTCCCGAATCTACGTTGGTCATTCGCTCTAGGCTATTGGCAACCTTGACCATTTCATCCGATGCCGCTTTGCCTGCCCCTGGGATAAGGGCGACCGTCTCAGCAAGCTTGATCGATGAGCGATTCAAATCATCGAACGCTGCGACTGATGCCGATGCAAACCCAACAACCGCCCGCCCTGCTTCGACGATGCCAATCACCGTCGCCGTCACGCCTGCCAATTGGGCTAGGCCACGAATCGAAAATTCGACTTGCTGAGCCGTTTGCGTCACTTCGGTCGAAAACTGACGCAACACCGCCGAAGCTTCGTTTTTCGCTCCAAGTGTTACTTCTACGTCAGCCATTTTTACGCCTTTGTTCTTCGATTCGGTTCACGTCTGCTTCGAGTGCATTTTGCACCGAAACAAACCAAGCGTCCTGATCGTAAATCCCGCCCGCCTCTGGAAGGATCCCTTTCGAGACCCAAGCCGCAAGGTTAGCCGCTGTACTGACTCGATGCCCTACGTAATCCTTCGGGCAATCGACGATTTCAAAATACCCTCGACCCTCACAAGCATCGCACCCGGACTCGTCGCAACCTGGACAAGCTAGCATCAATGGAAGGTCGCTGCTTGGCTTGTTGTTGCATTGGTTTCGAGTGCAAGACTTGCATAATTCGCCGCATCGGATAAATGCGGCTGTCCTTATTTTTTTTTATCACCTTCGCTAGCCGAGTTGCCGCGTAGGCAGCAACTGACAAGCTTTACCGCGTCGGCCACTTCGATTTCTTCGTCCCAATCGCTTATGGGCCTATCGAGACTCCAACCGGCCAAGCAAATCGAGACGGCTTCGCGGATTGCTGCCACCTGTTTTTTTGGTTCGGTCGATTCCCTGAAATCGCTGATAAGCCCCAAGACCTGTTCGGTCTTGCGGAACTTTAAGCGATTCAAGGTAAACTCGATGTCGCACCCGTCGATTTTGTCTGTGAATGTACTAGGCTGCATGGTTGAAAGCGATTGAGAATTCTTGGTCTGAGGTGTCTACGTTTTTGTTTGCTTGCCATTCGAGTTGATCGGTCATGATGCCGTTTCGCTCGCCCATTGGCTTGGCTACTAGCTGGGCCTTAGGGACTGTGAAGACAAGCGTTGAGGTTGTTGGCCCCGCGATCGTGAACGATAGACTAGCCTCTGTCCCGTCGCGAAATTGGCTGTATCGGTTTTGAGTGGCGATAAGCTTGGATTCCGGGTTGCCGGTAATCCTTGGATTGCGATCCGTAATAACAAAGTTATCGACGCCTGCTGCCGAGGTCGAGCATTCCCTAGCGGTAATCACATTGCCTAGATCGATCGTTGCCGATTCAAGGCAGATGTTTGTCGACGCCCAAGACGTAGCACCGCCTGCAACGCGAAGCGGTAGCGTGTTGACGTAGTTAATTGAACTTGGAATCGCCGCGTCTGCTTCGTCATCGTAGACCCCTTGGAAGTCGAATTCAACCCGGCCCATTCTTCCGGTAGGCAAGACAAATCGAGCATTGCCGACCGCTCCATAAATCCGCCTTCGCACCCCATCGAAGAACCCCGCAATCGTGAGGGTCTTTACGCTGCTCCCCGATGCCGGAACTTCGGTTTTTGGGAAGTAGGTAGCCGTCGAAAGCACCACGCCGCAAGCCGGAAGGAAAGTGCTAGCCCATGCCGGAACTGCCGAGCCATCATAGGCTAGATCAACCGAGAATGTAGCCCGGCCAATTCTGGCCCCTGGAATCGAGGTTAAGCGACCGAAGCCGCCCTGGCCCTGCCTTTCCTCAAAAGGAAATTCCGGGTTAATCATTAGGTCATAAGCATTGACCGTGCAATCCGCTGCCGCGATGGTTTCGGCTGTCCCTACGGTCGATTCGATCTTAGCACCCAAAACGGTCTTTTTACGTAGTAGCATATTTGTCCCTTCCGAGTATGTCGTTTGCGTCCTGTTTGGCCTCTTTGAGCTTGCGAACCATTATCGATTTAGCTTGAGCCGCCCCGCGATCAAAAGCATCCTTGACGCCCTCGATCTTGGTTGCTTGCAAGTCTCTTAGTTTTTGAATCGGGAATCGAGCCCGTCCAAGTCGCTTGTAAATGTTTTTGCCTAGCTTGGGAATCTTCGGCCCGAAAGCCCCATCGAATACCATTGCCGGAGTACCTCGAACAAATTCAATTTCGACCCCCTCAACGGTTTGCCGTGCTTTGAATGCCCGAAGCGGTACGGTAAACGTGTCGTCGATTTTTAGTATGGATTCTTTGGCTAGTACGTTGTCGATTATTTTTTCGTCGACGCAAAAAGCCCTCAATTCCTCAACCCGCTCGACGGCCATCGCTGTTTGTATTTCGCGTTCTGTTCGCCGCCTTGTTTCCTTGGTGGCTTCCTCGATGCGATTACTAAAAGCTTTCTCTAGTCCGTCGGCGTAGTTGATTACCCGCTCGGCTGCTAGCTTCGATTTTTCTTCGTGTGCTTGGATGTCGATTATCATCGCCTCACCGCCTTACCGTCGGATCGTCTTCATCGACTCTATAAGTCACAATCAACTGCATATTCGCCCCGTCAATGCCGCCGTCGGAAGTAAAGTTAATCTTGGTCCCGAAGGTAGCAAGCAAAGCGTTGCCGTCGAACGTGTGCCAGGAACTAGCCGGGTTGCAGATGCACTTGCGAACATCCGACCCGAATTGATTTAGTAGCGTATCGATTGCATCTTGGCTTCGCTCGGAAGGCATCAAAACTAGCCGGATATTGAACTGTTGAGCCAAGGCAACCGCTGGAGGATTGCCCGGACAGGATAGCTCGGGGACTTCGTTTTGGACTCCCTGGGTAATGATGATTTGGCGATCTATCGGCGTGTAGTTGGCAAATCGAGTAGGTCGCTTGACTTCCTGGACATCGGTTGGGTACGTAGTTGAATCGCCAACCATAGCCGATAGCCTGGATTCCAATTCAACCGCGATAAGTTCGATGATTGCTAGCGACACTCTAAAACCAACATCCCTTCGTCATGCTCAACAAGCCGAACAATAGACCGCCGCTCCGCTGGTTCGCCGACTCGGGGAGATAGTCCAATCTGATCCCCGCCGAGGTCTAGCTCATCGCTTTCAATGCCTTCCGATCCATCATTCGAGACGTAGACCGTAAACCGTGGGGTCACTAGGTCTGACGCCTCTGGAAGTTGCAAAGAATCGTCTCGCACAACCACCGCGTTGATTTTCCGCGATCGACCGTTTCGCTTGTAGTAAACGATCGATTCGGCGAAGTCTTGCGGGTTGGCGAAGACGTTTTTGGCATCCTCGATGATGGTATCGTGCAAGCTCATCGATTAGGCTCGCTTGCAAGTTACCTTGAAGTAGTCGACAACAACCGAATCGACGTTGGCACTGGACGATTTTTGCAACTGAACAAGCGGTTGCAATCCCGAGGAGTAGCCGCTCATATCAAAGGTGGTTGTCGCGCCGACTCGCTGGCCATCGATGTAGAACTTGACATCGCTTTTGCCGCCCGTGAAGTCAATCACAAATTCCTTGTAGGTCGTGCCAAGGGTTACGCCGCTGGAGATGTCATCGTTGTCGCGTACGCCGTCGTCGGTCTCAAGGTAAACAAGCGTTGTGCTGCTTGCGCCCTCCATGCGAAACCAAGCATTGGCTGCAACGTCGTTGGCGGTATCGTTTCGAGCCGAGCCAAGACCGAAGCAAAGAATCGAGCCGCTGGTGAAGGTAGCCGCCCCAATCTTTACCCGCATTTCAAGCCGCTGGATCAGGTCGATGTCGAAGTCCAGTGCATCGTTGAAATGCAAGCAGACGTTCTCGACTTCGCTGGTGGATGCAAGCGTTAGGGTCGCTTCGCTAGTCCCTTTGGAGTAGGTCGGAGCCCCGGAGGATGATGTGTCATCAACAAGCCAAGCGGTTGCCGGGTCTGCCGAAGTTGGGAACGTTGCCACCGCCCCGTTGAAGTCGTCGTAAAAAATCTGAAAGTCGCGCATGTCGCCCATGTTCTTATATTCCTGTTTTGTGAATTTTGTTGCCGTCCCAAAAAGCCCCAAGCAATCGCCCAGGGGCTAGAAATCAATCGACACTACGCACGATTAGCGAAGATGCCGCGATGCTCGATTACCGCCGCTGCGAACGATTGGCGAACCGTGTAGATGTACGAATCGTTTCGAATGTTGTAATCGCTTTCAAGCACTGGCGATTCTTCGCCACTCAAGAAGCTGATTTCAACCGTGTCAATCAGGCTGTTATCGGCGATTGCATACCAGTTGGTCGAGCTATTGGCATCCAAGTATGGACTTGCAACAACTCGCAACTGCCGAGCACCGCCGCGACCGTAAAGGTTCGAGACGCCGCTATTCTTCTCGCTCTCGACCGATGCCGTCGAATTGACAAGCTC